CCTGACCTGTTTTGACCGCAGAATTAGTAGAGGGGGGGTTAAAATTACAGAATTATGCTATAATGAGGTGTATTCCTCAAGTTACCACCTGTTTACAGACCTTCTTTTTTCACAGGAAGCCCGGCCTACCCAGCCAGGCTTTTTGTTTTCTTCCAGGAGTGCTATACTGATTTCAGTTTATATGAATATTGGCCAGCTCTCCGGAGAGGGTCTTTTTTTTGGAACGAACTCCGAACATTTGCTTGCAAAGCTCCGAACAAATAAAATCAGAATCGCTCAACCATGCGGGGGGCTCAATTGTTTATTTGATTTGTTGAGCGTGAAATCGAAAATATGATCAACAAACTACTTTGATGCGTATAGACGAGTCACAAAATATTTTATCGATCTCGGCAAAATGGTTATGTAATTTGTCGGATCTCGATTTGTTTTGACAGTAATTTTTATCCGGACGGGTAACGACAAGGTTTTGGATCATCAGCAGCTGACGCTTCCGGAAGCGCCCAGGGAGAGTCTGGCCAGAACATGTTATGTAATCGGGTTTACCGGTTCAATAAAAAATTAAACTTGAATATTTTGAAAAGATGCCCGATATTATATACATGACTCAACCGCCAACCCAGATCATGACATTTGATTTTTCCTGCCTTTTATGGCACCAGTGGGGTTTTACACTTGGCGGTGGAGTCTCCCCACTGCGAATATTGGAAGATCCCCAAACTCCAACCCGGGTGACCCCCAAATGCCCGGAACTCTCTGAGGATCTTCTTTTCATAAGAAAGGCTCCTGGTGATCGATCTACCGGGAGCCTTTTCATTAACCAAGGAGGTATTATGCCAGACCATTTTTATGAAGGACTTATGTGTATTATTTTCGGGGCTTTGATGTGTTATGCGGTAATGCAAATGATCGAATCTCTACCGGCGGTGTCATGATGAGTGCGGAGACATTCGTAGAAATTTTATTACGCTGTATTTTTGTAATTGCTCTGCTTATTTTTTTGTGGAACGATTACAAGTTACGCAAATATAATCAGATTATTCATGAATCGAACTTGGAAATAGCAAAGATATTAAAAGAGCAGCTTTTTAGATTGGAGCTGAGAATGGATAGGTGTCGCAAATCATGACCTTCATCAAGAACTTACCCTGGTCTTTCTGGGCTCTCTTTCTGCTGGCTGTGGTCTTACTCGGGGCCGGATCGGTGTTCATCAGGTTTGTGATCTTTATTAAGTCCGGAGGAGCAATATGAAAGATTTAATGCATGCAATTTTTTGGATTGCAATCGGGTTTTGTTTGAGTGTTTATATGGGCGGTAGTGTGAGCATCAGCATACCAATTGGTGATATTGTCTACAAATTACTGCTGAGCCTTGTTTTCGGAGGTGCGGTTATGGTCTCGGGTGGATGCCACGATGATACCAGTGAGATTAAATATCTTGTACTGGGCTGGATCATAATGATTGTAGCTGTATTCCTGGTGGATCTGGTATGAGAAGTGAATAAACACATTGACACGATCATTCAAGGCGATTGCCTGGAAGTTCTCAGGACCTTCCCGGATGATTGTATTCAAACCGTAGTTACTTCTCCACCTTATTGGGGACTGCGAGACTATGGAGTTGACGAGCAGCTTGGTCTTGAAAAAACTCCGGAGATCTATGTCGAAAAGATGCTCCAGATCTTTAACGAAATCAAACGCATTCTCAGGACTGATGGAACACTTTGGTTAAACCTTGGTGATACATATGCTTCTGGTGGTAACGGTGGCGGTGGATGTTATATGGATCAAAGAGAAAAAGCATGGTCTGCTTCTTATAATCATCGGTTGAAAAAGAAAGGTTGGAGACCTCCTCCAGCTGGATTAAAACATAAAGATCTAGTTGGCATTCCTTGGCGTGTTGCATTCGCCCTGCAGGGTGCAGGGTGGTACTTGAGGCAAGATATTATTTGGGCGAAAACTAACTGTATGCCAGAAGCTGTCAGGGATCGTTGTACAAAATCTCATAAATATATCTTTCTCATGACAAAAAAACCAAAATATTATTGTGATATGGATTCCATAAAGGAACGAGCAAGCGAATTTACAAAACCTCGAGGCAAAGGTGTAAATAAAAAATCAGTAACTCCAACATATTGGGATACAGAAAAAGGTGGACACGGGAAATATAAAAGAAATTTCATCAAACAGAATAAAAGTTTCTCAGGCGCCATTAAAGGAATTGTACCTTTCAGGAATAAGAGATCTGTTTGGAAGATCCCCACAGCACAGTGTAAGGAAACTCACTTTGCTACATTTCCTCAGGACCTCGTTAAACCTTGTGTACTTGCCGGTTGTCCTAAAGATGGAATTGTTCTCGATCCTTTCTCGGGATCAGGAACAACTGCGATTGTTGCAAAACTTCTCGGGCGCCACTTCATTGGCATAGACATCTCAGCTGAGTATTGCGAAATAGCCAGGAAGAGACTGGCAAAAACATATTATAACGAGGAATTATTTTAAGGAGGAGAATTGAAAGCACTATCAATCAAAGAACCATGGGCCTCGATGATAGTTGGTGGAATCAAAACAATCGAAACCCGAACCTGGCAGACCAAGCACAGAGGAGATCTCCTCATCTGTGTCACCAAGGAACCTGTTTTCCTTCTTTCAGGGATGGCGATCGCTGTTGTAGAACTCGTGGACTGCAGACTTGGAAGGCGCGAGGACAATCACCGTGCCAGGTGCGACACATACAACAAATACTGCTGGATTCTGGAGAATATCCGGAAGATCCACCCTTTTCCAGTGAAAGGGAAGCAGAGGCTGTTTGAAGTGGAATATCCTGTTTGCAGTTCGTGTTATGGAGAATTTTTGTGTGATAGGAAAATGATGGAAAGATGTAGTAAAAGAAGAGGAGTTTGAAATGAAAATGAAAGTTGTTAATCTCGAAACAAAAGAAGAAAAAATAGTCTTTGCTCCGGCAACGGCTGAAGATTGGATTGCCTTCAAAAAATTAAAAGAAGCACCAGAATCAGAACTGGAATGTGTTTGTGTAAACATGAATAAATACACAAGGGCTAAGGAGTAACCATGCAAATAACAATCAAGCGCATTGACGAACTCATTGCCATCGAAGAAAAAGCTTGCGCCATACTGAGTGGGGTTGCGCCTACCAATAGGTTGTATTGGGCAAGGGAGCGGTTGGAGGTGCTGAAGCTTGCGAGGGAGCGATTAGAACAGCGCACACACTTGACCACACAACTGCACTATGAACTAGAGGAAAAGTTTTGTAGCGATTGCAAATACTATGATATGTGGTGTCCAGTTAACTGCCCAATTGAAAAGCTTGGCAAAATTGTAAGTGCTTTTGGTGCTGAAGAAACGGAGGTGAAGTGATGCCAGGATTAAGTATTGAGCGGATAGAAGAGATAAGAGAAAAAAACCTCGTTTGCAACAGACAAGAGTTTAATGAAATCCTGATTCTTGCCAGGAATAACAAAGAAATTGTTAAAGAATATTCTGAATTAAATGCTAAAGATTGCACTGCTTTCCGTGACGGGCGATGCCCTTCAAACCCAGAGTGTGAAAAGGAAGGGTGTGAGGAAAAGCAACTGATTGATAAACTCACAAAAGGAATGGAGTGATGGTCTATAGTTCTGCACCATGCCAAAAATGCGGAGGACAGACAACCCTTTGTATGTTTTGCCTCGAATATCATTGTAATGAATGTGATTATGATCAATGGGACAAGTGCTCTACTGAGCGATATGATAAATACAACGGAGGTGATGAATAGTGGGTCGTAAACCTTGCCCTTTTTGCGGAAAAACTAATATTTGTGTTGGCACTAAAGATGGATACTTTGCTCTCAAATGTGAATCATGCGGAATGTCTGGCCCTTTCTTTAAGACATTGAATGAAGCTAATTTAGCCTGGGATATTCGAACTGGGGAATATGAACATATATTTCAGATCCAGAAGCTTGAATGTTTGCGGGATCAAATGGCGGGTCTGTTAGGAAGATGGCTAAGAAAACCGAAGTTTTTTGATGCATTGAGAAAAGATACAGAGAAATTAATAAATCAAGCCTTGAAAGGTGGTGAATGATGGCAGAAGAGAAAAAATCGAATTGTACTGAATGCGGTAAATTATTAGGACATAATTGTTATTGTTATAGCTGCATTTGTAAAAGAGATGAAAGGCTGAGGGAGCTTGAAGGTCGAAACAATAGATTGGAGTATATGTTGACACTTGCCTTAGAAACATTGGCAAAGAAAGGAAGTAAATAATGGACGAATATTCCAGAGAAGAACAACTTGAAATTAATAACATACTTCTCCACTCCCGCATCCAGGAGCTTGAGAAAGCGATCCATGCAATCAGGCTTGCTTTTGTAGAGGGAGCGCCCAGCGCGATCCTCGGGCATACAGAGATTGTACTTACCTGCGAAGAGAAACAGACCCTGAAGCAGTTTCCGGAACCATATGAAATACTGAAGAACATGTACAACGGGAGGTAACTTGATCAAAATAACAAAGAAGATTTGGGCAGCGAAGGATATGGACGGTGAATGGTGGTTTTATTTAGTCAAACCGGAAAAGGGTGATGACGCCTGGGATATTAGGGTTAGCAATTATCGTTGCGGTTTATATAAGGCACCATTTCCGATCGCCGACAAGAACTGGGAGAAGTCCCTGATGAAGATAGATCTTTCAATTAAGGAGGTAAAGTGAAAGCATGGTTGGGATTTTTAATGCTTGCTATTTGTTGCTGGGTTATCTTTACTCAGGGATGTATAAGAGTGAAGCTAGACACGCCTTATGTTAAAGCTGTCAGAAGGATTACAAACTATATCGATAAAAAAGTTTCAGAAGCAGAAAAGATTGTCCGTAACTGCGATATAACTGTTGAGGTTAGGGCATTTTCGTTCCAGCTATTCGTATATAAAGACATCATGGATATTATAAACGAAGAGATAAACGGGGTTGAATCAGGCAACCCTATGATTAAATAAAATGATCAAGATCCGCGATCTTACAGAAAAAGACAAGGGCCGGGCTGTAACATACCATTCTTTCAATCAAAGAGAATATGGACATATCACATCCTGGAACCTGAAATATATTTTTGTGGAATTCCGGCCCCGTACCTGTGGCAGGGGAGAGTCCTGCAGACCGGAAAGTTTAACCTGGAATCACTAAAGGAGGAACTTTGAAAGTAAAACATCTTAAAACAGGGCGCTTTTATGAAATTGTGGCTGAGCGGGTTTTATATCTTGACACTGACCTTTTCATGGTGGTTTACAAACGGACTGATGAGACTGACGGGAAGGTGAGACATTGGTGCAGAACTTCAATAGAGTTCTGGCAGAAATTTGAGAAAGTGAAAAAGGAGGTGTGATTTGAGTAAGAAAATTGATTTCAAATGTGACATTTGTGGAAAAAAAGCGGATGCGCGAGAAGAGAATTTTTCAAGCGCTGAAACATGCAGAAGAAATGTTGAATTAATGGATTGGGGAGCAGAAGGTGTATCTTATCAAAAAAATGAATATGACCTCTGTTTGAAGTGTTACGACAAATTAAAGGTAATGCTATTCAAATTTAAGGAAAGTAAAGGCAAATGAGCGAAAAAGAACTAAATCAAAAGATTAATCAGATCTGGGTAGAACTAAAAGACTGTGAAAGGAGGTATGCAGACAAGATCAAGGAACTGAATCAGCTGCAAAGGCTGGAAAAGGAACGAAGGAGGAAAGTTGGCTAAGAAGAAACCGAAGGAAAAACACACGAATCAAAAGTTGCTTAACTGTAAGCCTGTCAAAGGAATCAACCTTGATGGTGTACAATCAGAAATGCAACACAGGATTGTTCTTGACATTGCCAATGAAGATGCTTTCAATAGTGTTTTCACTAAACCTTTAAAGGATGCTCTTGAAGAGATGGGCTTTAAAGGAACAAGACTCATGGAATATCGCCCTGGGGAGAAAATGACCATCAATGCTGTGATCAGGATGGACGAAGGAGAACCAGGGGACGCACCCGGACAGATGAAGATCGGGGATGATAATACCGGTCATGACGGAGAGGATTTCACAGAAGAATGATTCAGCTTTGGGATAAGAAACAGGAACTAACATCAGGGATCTTTGCGGAGATCCCTGAACCGTCTTACAGAAAAAACAAAGGGCTTTCGCAGTCTGAATTGAAGATTATCGATAAAAAGACCACTAATTTCGTCTCAAAGTCAAAAAGACCTAAATTTTTCCTTGAAAGGGCAGCACACTGTGTAATTCTGGAGCCTCACAAGTTCGATGATCAATTTCAGGTGTGTCCTTCAGCATTCAAGGGCTCAAAGGCTGCAGCATGGAAAAAGCAGGTAAGATACAACAATCCGAACATGGGAGTGCTTGATTACGCCGATTACAAGAAATTACAGCGTATGAGGGCCAAGTTTGACGAACATCCACTGGCACCTCATCTTGTTTCCGGAGGATATGCGGAGCTTTCCATGTTCTGGGACGAACATCTCACTTGTCCCTTATGCAATGGTGAGGGTTGTGCACCATGTAACTTTACTGGAGTAATCGTAATACCTTGTAAGGCCCGTCCGGATTATGTTATTCGGAAGGGAAATCAGATCATCATAGTCGATTACAAGACCTGCCAGGATGCTTCTGAGGAAGAATTTTCCAGGACAATCAGCAAATACAAGTATCATCTGCAAGCTGCCTGGTATATTCGAGCTGTCCGGAGGCTCCTGAAGTCAGATATCCAGCATTTCATCTTCATTGCCCAGGAAAAAGAGATTGTTCCTTTCGATCTGGCCGTTTATCCCCTGGAACAGTTCGATAAGTTTGGTGTCGAGATCGAGGACAATGATGTCATCATGGGCGGGAAGTTAGCTGATAAAATCCTTGATAAGTATGCAAAGTGCCTACTTACAAACGAGTGGACAGCATATCCAACGGGGATGTGTCCGATCCGGAGACCAAGATATCATTATGGGAGGTGCATTTGATTGGTGAATTTATATTAAACAAAGAAGAGATCAAAAGTGCGATATTTGAGTACATGAGTAATAGAATCCAAATTAATACGGGAGATCACATTAAAAGTATGTCGGATGAAGATATAAAAGCCCTTCCTGAATCCATAACAATGCTGTATGTTAAAAGAATTTAATTAGGAGGTACATTTGAATTGTAATGATTGTCCGAGAGAATGGTGTTGTCTTAGATCTTCCTTAAAAAAGGAGCCTACAACAACACGAGGAGTTTTTCCGAAAGATTCAAGGATAACAGCAAAAGATATTGAAAGATTGGCTGATTTGTTCACACGACCAAGGCTAAGAAAACCTTTCAGTATCTTTGATCGGGGTCTTTATTTTACCACCCCACAAAAATTCACAAAGAAGGATCTTGAATTTGTAGAACTCACAAGGAATGGATTAAAAGAAATTGACAAACTGTTCAAAGGGCTTTTTCCATCTCCTTTCACTCTTCCAATTCTAAACTTACCTAAGGAGGAAAATTCTATGGGGCCGAAAACATGTGCGTGGTGCGGAGATAAAATCAAAGACTACAACCTGGGATTGAAAATGGGACATGGGGATGTAGAGATATGCAGCCAGAACTGCAAAACTGCAACAGACATCCATATTAAGCATCTTGATTTCGATCCATACAATGAGTATCACAACTGTGATTTCTGTACAAAAAAAGATCTTGATCGTGATTCTTGTATTTATAACCAAAAATTACCGGTTTTGAGAATCTGTTCTTCATTGTGTGTTGACCCCGATGTTGTGGAAAAAAATAAGAAGGAAAAAGGGGGAAAAGTAGATCTCATCGGAGAAAAAATCACCATCCCTGAGGAACACTGGGAGGATCTCGAAGAAAAAACGCTATTGGCTGCAAGAGCAGAAACAGACATGCACACTGCCAAAAGCACCTTCATGGCCAAAAAATCAGACTGCCTGAGAGTCAAAGATGAGCTTAAAGAACTCGTCAACACTACCATTCCCGGCCTTGACAAATACGATTACACATATAATCCCTTTGATCAGTCGGTTACGGTTCATGGTGTGAAGCATGAGTGATGGCAAAAAAGACTATGGAAAAATGGGCCAGGAGAGCAGCAATCAAAACAACATTGAAGAATTCTTTAATGTCGCAGAGAAACAATTGGCTGTTGCTCTCCCAAAGCATCTCGAAGTGCCGAAGCTCACTCGATCGTTTCAGACAGCACTCCTGAAGAATCCGGAACTCAGGAAGTGCACAGTCCTTTCCATGTTCAATGCAGCAATCGAGTGCGCCCACATGGGCCTGGAGCCTGGCAGACTTCTCCACCTTGTACCTTTCAAGACAAAGCTCACTGTCATTGTCGATTACAAAGGCCTGATCGAACTCGCCCGGAGATCTAGCCAGGTAATTAGTGTTAATGCTGTCTGTGTCTATGAGAATGAACCACACGAGTATCGGGAAGGCTTAAATCGTACTTGTAAGCATACTCCTCTTCCAAGATCAAAGAGAGGAGAGAATAAAATCGCGGCGTATGCTGTAATCCAGTACAAAGACGGATACTCAGACTTTGAATGGATGTGGACTGATGACATTCTTGACATCCGGAACAGATCTGCAGGATACAGAAAAGATCCGGAAGGATGTATTTGGGTGAAGCATGAGGATGAGATGTTCAAAAAGACAACCGTCCGGAGAGGATCGAAACGCTGGCCCCAATCTGCAGAGATGCAGTATGCTCTGGATCGTGATGAAGATCTCGAACCAATCCATCTTGGTGAAGCTGAAAGAAATGAAGATCTGGAAGAAATACTCGCAAACGGTGAAAAAGAAACTCTTGGTGGCGAAGATATCAAAACTCCAGAGCAAGAAATTATTCCTCCTGAGAGAAAAGAAGGAGATGATCCGAACAAAGTTACATCCGGAGGAAATAAAAGCCCACAGAAGCAAAAATACATCCTCACCGGATATCATTCTCCGAAGGCTAACGGTAACAAAGGGGCTGATATCGCTGTGATACAGGTTGAAGATACCGCAAATGCAACCGTTATCCTGGAGACCCGGTATGTCAATCTGGACAAGAGCATTGGATCTCGTGTCCCTGGTGTAAGTGACTGTGAATCATTCGATGAGGTTAAATATATCCTCTCCGGATACTCTGGATTAGAGAAGAGGGAATAGTATGCTTGATGCGGGTGCTATCATCAAAGCAGCAAATGAAAACAAGGATAAAGCTTATCGGTGGCCAAGTATTAGATATGGTGAAGCTGTCGGAGATATGAAATTATTCCGGGAAGAGCTTATTAAGGGCAGAATAAAGAATATTGTATTAATGGGTTCTCGGCAGATTCTTTTTCCATCCGGAAGCATGATTGTGTTTACAATAGCGAGTGACAATTTGGACGGGCATATCTTCACTGATGTAGAGACTGGGGAAGATATGTACGGGCCATACGAGCCGTATTAGTGAGTGTCACAACTTGTTTTCAGTTTTGCTGTTTTATACTTTCGTGCTATTTTGATTACAGGGTAGATAATCGATTACAACATTGAACATATATAAAGCTAACCTCGGCTGGGCTCTTTCTACCCTGCCTGGCCGGGGGGTGCTGCTACACGCAGAGGTGTGTTATCTGGAAAATAAAGGATAGAGGATGGCGAAAAATAATTATTTCATCGTGAACAGAAGTATTGTTAAACATTGGGTTTGGGATGATAAACCATTTAGCAAAGGTCAAGCTTGGATCGATATGATCAGGATGGCAAACAGCCAGGATAAAAAAATCCCTTACAAAGGTGAATTAGTTGTTGTCAAAAGAGGTTCTTTCATCACTTCTTTAGCCAAGTTATCAGAGAAGTGGGGTTGGTCGATCAACAAAACCCGCCTGTTTATCACACATTTAAAAAATGACGAAATGTTGGTATCGATAAAGGTATCGATAAAGGATAATAAAAAGCACCGGTACATCCTTACTAACTACGAGGATTTCCAGTTTTCACCACATGATAAAGGTATCGATAAAGGTATCGATAAAGGTATGGGTAAAGGTATGGGTAAAGGACATAAACAAATAAGTATTAAAGAAGAAGAATTAAATAAGATATCTTTGTCAGAAGTTATAAATTTGTGGAATGAAATCATGGGTAAAAAGGTGCGAGTTACCGATGGCCGTAGGGAAAAGTTCAATACACGCATCAAAGAATGGAAAGATCTTGCTACTATCAAAAAAATATTAGATAAAATCAAAGCTTCCTCCTTCTGCATGGGAAAGACAGGATGGAAAGCTGATATAGATTGGTTACTGGATAATGATACCAACTGGGTGAAAGTAATCGAGGGTAAATACGATGATCAGGAAGAAAGCAAAAGAACACCCCAAGAGAACGAAGATATCAAAACCGCATATAGATGTGCCGGAAGGAACCCTGGATGTACAAAAGGAGAAGAACGAGTGTGTAAAGTATGCCCGAATAAAATTGCAAGAAAGGAGCGAATGAAATTATGAAAAGAATAAAAGTTGGAATGAGAGGAAAAGTAGAGTTAGTTCGTAATATTGGAAGTAACGCACAATCTGCTAAAGCTGGAACGATTTGTTTCGCTGAAAAAATGTATGGTGGATTTAAAATAAAAACAGAGAGATGTTCACATTGTGGTATTGCTGTATATATCACTAAAGTTCAAGAGCGAGATTTTATAATTATAGAGGCGTTTAAATGAGAGAACCATGGTGTGTAAAGTGTGGGACAACTGGGTGGGCATCGATCGGGACTTATAAGATGGTGGAATTTAAGGGTGTGGATGGCAAAGAGTATGTGGCCGAGGACTGGAAAATAGTCGGAAATGCAGTGTGTGACTGCCAGAGCGAGAAGGCAGTCAGGCTCAGAAACGGAGGGAAGGTAGATTATAACTACTTCCTGGAGAACAGGGATATAGGAGATCAAAAGATAAAGTATTGGCAAGATCCTCGGCAAGCAGCAGCAGAGGACCACCGACAAAAAGGCTTTGATGATCTTGTGAATAAAACTGCCCAAGGGCAGAAAATAAACTAAGGAGGATCTTATGTACGGAGACAAAGAATTACTGGAAAAAGCTATTAAGGATCAAGAGAAATTATTGAGTAGAATTAACGCTTACATCGCATGGGGGAGAAAGGCGATTTTAATTGAAGAAAACTATAAGACTGGGGATTACAAAGAAGAAATCAAAGAAATTAATGATCATGTTAAAAAAAGAAAGAAGGAAGCTGAAGAAAGTAGATGGAATATTTATTTCCTGAAAGCACTGTACAAGATGCAATACGGCGAATAAGCCAAAAGGAGGAGCATTGGGCAGTAATATAAAAAAACAAAGAAGAAAGCTCCGGATGATTCTCTCCGGAGCCCCGGTCGCAGATCCACAAAAGAAATTGACGCAATTAATTAACCAGGGATATCCCAAAAAGATGGTCGAAGAGATGCTTGGCATTGATCAGGAAAAACCAGAGTTCACAGTTGGCCGGGCAAAAGAGGTTTACAAGGATATCATGATGAAATTCAAAAGGGATAAAAAAAAGGATGTTGAGAGACTTGGATATGATCCTACTAAAAATCTTAGTTTCTTCCCTTCTATGATGCGTAACACCTCCAGGAGGACACCGTAATTATGCCAAGCGTTGATGAGATAAACACCAAATTATGAAGAAGATTATATTTGAGATCCCCATCAAGATCGAGACAGCCAACAACCGGCCAGTGAATTTCTGGGTAGCAGCTGAGAGACAGAAAGAACACAGGTACTTTGCCTTACCGTTAACACTTTCGGCAGTCCATGGAGCTAAATTCTATCCTTCAAAGGATGAAGTCCTGCAGGTGACGATCATGAGGGTTTCTCCTGGGGTTCTTGACAGTGATAACCTTGGAACTTCTTTCAAAGGCATCCGGGATGGGATAGCAGACGGGCTCTGGCGTAAGAATGATACTGATAACTTCATCTGGAAATATGATCAGGCATCCAGGGGCCGTGATTACACCGTATTTGTGGAGGTGAAGGTTGTTGAATAAAGAGAGGATTGAGTAGATAAAAGAATTATTCAAAGGGTGTTGTATATACGCAAGCGGAAATGGGACATATACAGGTTATGAGATCAGGGAGATCTGTGACTTGGCATTAAAAGAATTGGAGGATAAATGATCAAAATTCTATTTTTATTGATTGCAGTGGTGTGTTGTGCAAACCCTGACATTTATAATGACACAGTATTGACCAGAACAACATATCAAAAGATCGAGGTTGAAAAACACAAAGCTTTTTTAGGCGAACAATGCGAGGCCTCTATATATACCCGGGAGATCAGGGCGTACAAATTCACCTGCCCGATATGTGCGGAGATTATCGAATATGAGGAATTTGGGGTTGCTGACAGTTCGGATGTTTGCGGATGTTATTTTTATTATCCGTCTAAAAAAGGATGCTATAAACTCGAAGGTATTTTTGATCCTGGGGATAACACTGCAGTTTATATCAGCAGAGCATTGTTTTTTGTGTGCAAAAACTGCAAAAAGCAAACACAAAAAGCACTAAACGAAATCAGAAAAGAATTTCAAGAAAGCTTGATCGTAGATGTTAAAGCACACTTAAAATTGAAGATGGCCCTGAAAATGACGAATGATGATATTTATCCCGGCAATCCCAGGGGATCTAATTTTATTGTTGTATCACCAAGAAAAGAACACCTCACAGGGATCGTGGTGCCACAAAAAAAGAGCCCTGAGGAAACAGTGATCAAATACTATGTTGATCCAGGGGCCACTTACAGAATAATAATCCATGGTATGGAGTAATGCCGGAGCAGATGAGGATTGGCGTATCAAAACACAAACATCTTGTCGAAAGGGCTGTTATGTGGCTGAAAAGGAAAAGATATCCTGTTATTTTACCTGAATTTATTGCTTATACTTGGAACAGAGAAAACCCGGATGTTATAGCCTTTAATTCCCATCACTCAGTAGTGATTGAATGCAAAACAAGTAGGTCTGATTTTCTCAGGGATAAGAAAAAACCATGTAAAAACCTTATTTATAAAGGCATGGGAAACTATCGGTATTACCTTTGCCCGGAAAATATAATTCAAATTGATGACGTACCGAAAATATGGGGCTTAATCTGGGTTGTTGAAAAGAAATTCATTTTAAGAAAACAAGCCCCTTTTATCCCTTGGGCTGAGATATGCTATAAAAGCGAGATTAACACACTTGTCTCAAAAGTGCGCAGAAATGAGGTTGGTTAATGCCAGAACAAATGATGATCCTCATAGAAATCAAGAGAGAAAGAAAAAGGCAAGATAAACTCCATCCTGACAATAAGCTTGAGGATATGAGCGGATATTTGACTGAAGAATACCTGGAAGCAACCAGGGAATGGAACGATGGAAACTATGAGAAATTACGAGAAGAATTAATCCATGTAATTGCCACAGGCGTTAGATGGATTGAGATGTTAGATGAGAGGAAAAAACATGGTAAGAGATGATTTGAAATTTGTAATATTGCTGATGTTCCTGACACCGTTTTTATGCTTCCTTTGCTGGGATCTGGGGAGGTTGCATTCGATAGTCGATTGCCCCCAGGAAATTACGGTCAGGAACATCGGCACCATAACAATGTCAGTGGAGGAAGTTCCACAGAAAGGGGATCATAGTTATTATGGAATTTTACGACAAGCTGAAAGTAAAAAAGAACGCAAGCCCGGAGACAATCAAGAAGGCGTACTACGACCAAGCGAAAGAGTGTCACCCTGACACTCATCCTGGAGATCTGAAGAAGGCTGCACAATTTATCGAATTGAATAAGATACATAATGTGTTATCTGATCAATCAAGACGAGAATATTACGACAAAACAGGGGACGGAGAAACACTGCACAATCTTCCTGCAGAAACCATCGGAATGATGACTCAGATGTTCAATGCCACGATTGCAAACAACATCACTCACATAAATGACTTTGATGTTGTCGGCAATATGAAATTAACAGTCGAACAAGCCTTGATTGTATGTGACCAAAACGTAAAAAAACATAGCAAGGAGATCTTAAAACTTAATGAGGCAAAGAAGAAGTACATGTTCAAGGAATCAGAATTCTTAGGTACAAACCTACTTGAAAATGTGTTTATTTCAAAGATCCAGTATTACGAAAGGGAAAAGGCTGAAGCTGAGAATAAAATCAAAGTATTAAAGGAGATCAAAAAAATGCTTACCTGTTTCAAAACGCAGTTCAGCAGAAGTGCAGCTATCCGGAATGTCATGAAACACAACTTTCCGGATGCAGATATAAATTTCAGTGATTCAACAGTAGGAGGTTTCAGTGAGTAAGTTCATTTATGAACCATCAGGAAGAGCCCGGGAATATGCACCTCTGGCAGTCAATCTTTACACGGGATGTCCTTTTGGCTGCACATACTGTTATGTGCCAGCAACGATGAGGAAGAAGGTAGCTCAGTTTCACAACAAATCAGAGGTGAGAAAAGGGGTCCTGGAAGGGCTCGAAAAGGAAGCACCAAACTATTCTTGTCAGGAAGTATTGTTGTGCTTCGGATGCGATCCTTACCAGCCACTTTCCAGAACCACCATCATTACCAGGGACGCGATCAAGATTCTGGGCAGAGCAGGGTGTATCCCCGTGATCCTGACAAAATCTAATGTCAGGCAGGATTTTGATCTGCTGAAAAAGTTCCGGGGAAAACTTGGCGTATCTTTGACTTTGTTGGATGCTCGTGACAGCTTGGCATGGGAACCCAGAGCGACACTTCCTCACCAGAGGATTGAATACCTGAAGGCAGCAAAGTTTGTCGGATTGAAAACATGGGTCTCCCTGGAACCTGTCATAGATCCGGAGCAAACAAAAGAGCTGGTGCATATGACTCAACCATATGTAGATCACTACAAAGTAGGGAAACTCAACCACGATCCGATAGTAGAGAAAGATATCGATTGGGCGAAGTTCGCACATGAGATAAAGGAAATATTCGACCATTACCAGCAGCCACACTACATAAAACAAGACCTGCAAGACTATATAAAGTAGGCGTTTTCCAGGAGCGGAGGAGCATTGCCGATATACGATACTGACCAAGAGAGTATCCTCATTCAAAAGCATTCAGACGAGTTTGAAAAGATAAAAACTGCCCAGTCTACTGCCATCCTCTCAATCCTGGATAATTATTTATCTGATGACGAGAGGATGGTAATCAAACTCATCCGTACCGAAAATAGTTACAGGCAAACAGCAGTTATTCTCGGAAAAACAAAAGGATCTGTCAGGCGCATTTACAAGCGGGGCGAGAGAAAGCTCACAAAAATATCAAAGCTATTTGTCACCCTTGCAGATCTGATGAGCGTACCAGAAACGAAACGGATCGATTCTTTATAGGAGGTGTTTTCGCAAACCAATGTTTCAATAATCGTGAAAGATCTTGAATCTGCAGCTAGAAAAATGACCGCCTTGGGATGGACAGGCCGGGCAAAAAGGGTAGATGAGATATTAAAAGAAATCCTGGAGGTATATTCATAATGGAAAATCACAAAAAGTCAATCTTCCTTCTTCCACCCAGACATAACTATGGGTGGATTTGTCCTCAGTGCAGAAGGGTGCATGCTCCCTGGTCATCCACTTGCACATGCATTCCAACAGTACAGCCTTATCCTGTGACCGGGGGATTCGCCTGGCAACCTCCGGACGGGGTTGAAGTACGCTAATGGCAAAGAAGGCAATTAGAAAATGTTCCAAGATGGGCTGCATGAAACTAACGCGATCGCGGTTTTGTGAGAAGCATACCAAAGAGTTTGATGAGAAGCAAAAAACCACCAAGCACGATCGAGATCTTCATCGAGGATCTTCCTCAGAAAGAGGATATGACAAAACCTGGCAGAGGTTCAGGAAATTCTATCTCCGGAGACACCCGATATGTGAGAAGTGTGAAGATTACAAAGATCTCCATGTTCATCATATAAAGCCAATCAATGAAGGTGGGGCCAGGCTCGATCCGGATAACCTGATGACGCTCTGCAGAAGCTGTCATGAGAAAGTACACGGGAGAAAAAGGCAGTGAAATATACGTTAATTTGTAGTTGTGAGGCGAAAATTTATATAGAAGTATCTTTTCCAACCATTGGAAAAAAATACTTTTGTCCTGTTTGCAATAAAGAATTTAGTATTTCAGCCAATATATTAGGAGGAAATCATGCCAGGGATTGAAATATTCACAACGAATCTTGAAAACCTACATAAAAATATGATGGTAATACAACGGAAAATAATCAAGAAAACAGCAGAGAATATGCTGAAATACGGGTTAGAGCATGGCCGATGTAGCTCTTGTAAGTGGTGGGATAAAGATCATGTGACCGGAAATGATAGCCATGATTGCGAACATTCTATGGTTGATACTGATGAATGCGCTTCAAATGGAGTGCAACCTACCGAAAGTTGTCTAGGATACGGAACTTTGAAAACCGGCCCTGAATTCGGATGTATCCATTGGGAGGGGAAGTGATCACAAAAGAAAGAATATTAGAAGTAAAAGCTACTCTAAAAGGAGTTTACGACACTGATAAGCAAAAAGAAGGATTCGGATTAACCGCAGATGAATTTCATTCATTATTAGATCTCGCTATTTTTGGCCTGGATAAATCACACAAAACATTGAATGAAATGAGAGCCGAAGAAGATCTTCCAAGATTGCCAGAACCTCTCTATGTATATGACCCGAACAAACAAAAGAAATCGATAACCGGAGAGGATTGGGCGATAATCAATAAAATGATAGCTGATGCAATGCAAAAGGCTTCCGGTGAATTTATGGGCGAACTGGTTTTATATGGTGATTTTTACAGAAAATGCGGAAGCTGTAAATTCAGAGATACCACTGTATGTACTCATGATATGGTATCTGCAAAAGAAGAAACTGAAGAAGGTGTTTATCTTGAGCCGGAAGATTATCACGAACCAGATTTAAGAGTTGGATCAAAATTTGGTTGCACACATTGGGAAGGCGCTGAAATACCTTTTGAAGTATACAGGAGGGAAAAGTGAAAGTCTATGTTGTCGAATGGGATGGAAAAGAGATTGCAGGGGTGTTTTCGTCCTTAGAAAAAGCAGAGGTTTACACTAACAAAGACACGGTGAGCTATCGGATAGATGAATTCACCTTAGACATTGATTCACAACTATGTATGCGATGCGATCACATGGAAGAACTGCCTACATTCAATCGCTGTATATGCAAGAAAACAAGGGAGAAACACCATACAACAGACAGGTGCAATACCATTCATTACAGGAGGACAACATGATTCTGTTTTACATGTTTATATTGGGTTTTATGGCTGGCGCAACTATTTTTCTCCTTAATCGTAGACATGACGAAAGATCCTTGCAGAGTGTAATCAAACAGTGCACCGCCAGATATGGTTGCTGTAAAGATTGCCGATGGTGGGAAAAAATAAACACTTATTGCATTTGTCCAGAATTACGCTGTTTTTATACTGCTTCTGATTTTGGCTGTGTTCACTGGGAGAGAAAAGGAGACATCCCACCGGAAGTATGTCCGGCACACGAGGGAGCATTGTGATGGACTCGCCCGGAATAACGATAACAAGGTGCTGGCATTGCGAGCATTTAGATCAAGTTAATGACAGATTTGGTATATGCGGGAAATATGTCAGGAATGATTTGTTAGACAAGGATGCAGGTCAAATAAATTGTTCTGAAAACCAAAAGGAGGGAAATTGAATCAGGCAGAATACACAGAGGTTACATTGAGAACAGGAATTATATGGGAAGCAAACCAGAGAGTCTTGAATGAAATGAAAGATGTGGCACTCACTGAGAATCAAAGGTTCAGGATAACAGCGGAGCTTGAACGAATAGGAGAGCAGGTCGAGCAGCTGGACAGCTTGGATAGATCCGATGAAGATGAAGAAGAAGTGACCACCTGGGAAGCACCACAACCACCAGTCTATTATGAAGCCGGAATAGTAGGCTTGGTTCCTGACAAACAAGAATATGGAATTAAGCATCCAAATGGGACTTTCCTCTCTGAAAATGCGAACAACTGGACAATGAGGCCAGAGTTGAGGTATTCGCACAAGGATAAAGAGTCTGCAATTGGTTTCCTAAATATCCTGCAGGGGAAAGCATGAAGAAGTATAAGATCCGAATAAAAGAATGTGAAGAGAGTAAGGATATAGCTGATGTTGTTCATGAAAGATTGAAAGAGCTGGACTTCCAGGCATCGAGTGCAAACAAGATCTTGTTTATCAAATACCCAGGGCAATTATCACAAGTAGCATATTTGAGGATTATTGAGGCACTTCACAAACAAGTGGGAGAGTATTTTGAAAAAATATTGATTCTTGAATCAGGGTTGGACTTGGGCGTATTAGAGATTATCGAAGATGAAGAAACTGTCCCGATGTCAATAGGAGATGGAGTTTGAAAGGAAGAAAACCTACACCCACAGCCTTGAAACTACTCAAGGGCAATCCTGGGAACCGGCCTGTTAATAAGAATGAGCCGAAGTATAGCTTTGATATCCCAAAGCCAATACACACCTTGAACAAATACGGAAAGAAAGAGTGGGAAAGGATCTGCACTTTGTTGGAAAGTACAAAGCTTTTAACTGAAGCAGACTGGACTGCTCTTTCTTGTTATTGTCAATGCTTTGGACGATGGGTAAAGGCTGAAGAGAATGTGAAGAATAAAGGCATGCTGATCAAAACAAAAAACGGCAACTTGGTTCACAACCCATATCTTGACATTGCGAATAGATGTATGAAGCAGATGCAATTCTATCTTACAGAATTCGGATTCACACCCTCCTCCAGGAGTAAGGTTGGAGACTTCCCGCCAGGCGGGAAGTCTAAAAACCCATCCGGAAACAAACCCAGCGAATTTGAGGCTTTCAGGAATAAAAAGAATAAGAAGGGCTAATGGCTGCTCAAATCAGAGAAGGTGTCCAATACGCTCTCGATGTCATAAACGACAGGATTGATGTTTGTACCTGGACAAAGAAATCCTGTGAGCGATTCCTTTACGATCTCGAAACCGAAGTACATAGACCTTTCTATTTTTGTGAGGACTCAGCACAGCATGTCCTGGACTTCTTTGATTATCTCGAACACTCGAAAGGAGAGTGGGAGGGAGAAATAATCAAGCTGGAGCCCTGGCAGACCTTCATCCTGATCAATATATTCGGATTCCTTAATCGCTCTAATGATACTCGGCGCTTCCGGAACGCACACATTGAGATCCCCAGGAAGAACGGAAAGACTACCCTGGCTGCAGGGATCGGACTTTATATGATGGTAGCCGATGGTGAGGGTGGCCCTGAGATATATGCTGCAGCTTGTAAAAGAGATCAGGCAAAGCTGTGTTTTGGTGAAGCATCCCGGATGGCAAAGAAATCAAAAAACCTCCGGCAGCTGCTGACCATTCATCTCAACAACATGTGTATCCTGGATAGTGCTGCAAAGTTCGAGCCCCTTTCCAGTGACTACAACTCCCTGGACGGATTGAATCCACACTGCAACATTTGTGACGAAACTCACGCCTGGCCAGACTGGAAACTTTGGAATGTTCTCCGGAGCGCCCTGGGATCTCGGAGCCAGCCCCTTACCTTCGAGATCACAACAGCTGGATTCAATGTTTTCTCTGTTGCTTACCAGAACAGGGAATACCTATTCAAGATCTTGGAGGGGTATAACAAACCCGGTGGTTTCAATGATGATACGATGTTCGGGATTGTATATACCATTGACAAAGAGGATGACTGGACTCAGGAATCTTCCTGGAAAAAAGCCAATCCGAATTATGGAATATCAGTAAAGCCGGATTACATAGCTCAGGAATGTAAGATGGCAATCGAGATCCCGAGCCAAAGACCGAACTTCATGACCAAGCATCTGAATATTTGGACACAATCCGAGGAAAGATGGATTCCCATAGAAGCCTGGGATGATTCCGGAGAGCCCTTCGATGAAAAAGAGCTTGAGGGCCGGGCTTGTTTTGCAGCTGCTGACTTATCCAGCAAGCTGGATCTCACTTGTTATCTTCTTATGTTCCCGCCTATCGGTGATGAGAAGCATTGGAAATTCCTCTGCAGATCTTATTGTCCGGAAGATGGCATTCTTGAAAGAACAAAAAATGACAAAGTACCGTATGATGTGTGGGCAAAAGACGGGTATCTTACAGCCATTCCAGGAAGTGTGGTTGATTACAAATATCTTATCCGAGATATCCAGGAGGACGCGAAAAAATACAAGATAAAAGCCATCGGATACGATCCCTGGAGTGCTTCCCAGTTCGCCATCGAACTCGAAGAATTAGGATTCAAGATGATCGAGATCCGGCAGGGTATAAAATCCATGTCTGAGGCATCAAAAGAATGGGAAGGAATGATCTTCTCGAAACTGATTTCACATAATTGCCATCCTGTATTGAGGTGGTGTGTCCAAAATGTCATTGTCCGGAAGGATGTGAATGCTAATTACATGCCAGACAAAGCCAAGAGCAACGGGAGAATTGACCTTGTAGTTAGTTCAATAATGTGTGTAGTGGTCTCGATTCTTGAAATTGATACGGAATGTGTTTATGAGACTCGCGGAATTCTTACATTCTAAACCTGTATAAAAATTACACTGTACCATTTCCGAAACACCCCAGCCCCAAGTAGAAGCAAAAACGAGGGGTTTTATTTGAATATAATAACGCGAGCAATGAGTTTTATGGGCTGGGAAAAGCGCCGATTCAAGGGCAATGTATCGAACAATTTGTTCTATGATGACATTGACGATATTTTAGCCTTTGGTGGTGCAATGTGGTACGACCAGGATCGTGCCATGAGAGAAATCACCACCATGTCTTGTGTTAAAGTAATCGCTGAATCTACGGCACAACTTCCTGTTGCACTTTGGCAAAACAGAGGAAGAGACAAAAAAGAAGTCAAACTCCACCCTTCTGCATATGCAATCCGTAGGGAGCCTAATGAATATCAAAGTGCTTTTGCATTTCGTGAAACATTACAAGCTAATTCCCTTTTAAGCGGTAGCTTGTATTCATTCAAATCATATAATCGAAGAGGGGAAATCACTTCCCTCCTTCCGGTTAATTCTGAATTTGTTGTTCCCTTTTCATATAAAAATGAATTACGATTTCTGGGATATCAAGATGGAAAGAATTTTAGCACCGAAAGATTACTTCCAGGCGGTAAAATAGGATTTCAGTACAAAGAACCAGGCGGTGGATACTCGTATTTCCTCAGAGATGAAATGCTCTTTATTCCGGCACTTTCCATGAACGGTTTGGTGGGCTTCACTCCCATTCAATACATAAATGAAAGTATGTGTCTGGCTTCGACTGCAAGAAAGTATGGGTCCAAACTTTTTAAGAATGGAGCAAATATTCGCGGCGTACTCCAGTATCCTGGAAAATTGACTGACAAAGAAATGGCCGACCGGATAAAGAAGTCCTGGGAAGAATCTTTCTCCGGACTTGAAAATGCTCACAAAACACCAGTTCTTGAACACGGTATGGAATACAAAGGAATCTCGATGTCTGCCAAGGATGCCCAGCTGCTCGAACTCAGGAAATTCCAAAGAGCAGAGATAGCGGGATTCTTCCGGGTTCCTCTTCATCTCATTGATGATCTGACAAGATCCACCTTTTCAAATATTGAGCAACAGGATATTGATTTTGTTAAGCATTGCCTTATGCCCTGGGTGAGGAGATGGGAACAGGGGCTCGACCGAGATCTTCTCACAGATGATGAGCGCAGAAATAAGGATATGTATTTCCGTTTCAATGTTGATGCCATGCTTGCCGGTGATTCTGAGACCAGATCAAAAGTCTGGCATGCTGCAGTCCTTGACGGATGGATGACTCCTAATGAAGTCAGGGAAAAAGAAAATCTTCCTCCGCACCCGGATGGTGACAAACTCTTAACCCCAATGAATACAATGCCATCCGATGAAGCGCAGGAACCGGAGAAAGATCCGAAAATTAAAAACGATGAGGAGGAAGAAGAAGATGGCGATGCCGAAGAATAAACCGACAGGCACAAAGGAAAGACGGTCTTTCTCGCATGAAATTCGTACTGAAAAGCGAGAAGAAGGACAAACCCCGCTTATTGTCGGCCATGCTGCAGTTTTTAACAGACTCAGTGACGGGCTCATATGGGGTTATTTCAGAGAGAAGATTGCTCCTGGAGCATTCAAGGATTGCCTTGATCAAGATGTCCGTGCGCTCTTTAATCATGAAGCCAGTTTGATTCTTGGGAGAACAAAGTCAAAAACACTGGAGATCAAAGAGGATGATAAAGGGTTGCATTACACAATAGATCCACCTGACACATCTGCCGGAAGAGATCTCCTAGTTTCCATGGATAGAGGAGATATCACCCAGAGTTCCTTTGCCTTTACAGTAGCAGAAGATCACTGGGATGAGATCAACGGTGAGACTGTCCGGACGATTATCAAAGTGGAGAAATTATATGATGTATCCCCAGTTACCTATCCGGCTTATGAGGCATCGGAAGTGGGGTTGAGAAGCTTTGAAGCTTACATAGAAGGGAAGAAAGAGAAAAGGTTTGATCTCATTAAAAAGAGATTGGCATTACTCAAAATATAGAGGAGGAAAAAAATGCTTAAGAAATTACTGGAACTGAGAGCCAAGAGAGCAGCTGCTGTGGACAAACTCAGTGAGATGGTCAAGGCTGCTGAGACAGAGAACCGCGATCTTAACGAGGACGAAACCAAGCAGTATGACACGCTGTTTGCTGAGGTCGGGGAGATGAGAAAGAGGGAAGCCCGGCTTGAACTTATTGTGGATCAAGAGAAGGAAGATGCCAAGGACGCTGGCGCAGGTTCCGATGAACTTCGTGACAAGGGTGACAGTGGTGGATCTGGTGTAACAGTGAATCTCCCAATGTTCGATTATCTGGGCCAGCAGATGAGAGCTATCGTGATTAATACCAGGACAGCCGAGGCTAACACCGGCGGTGTTGTGGTTGATCCCCGTCTGTTAAATGTCAGAAAGCGGTATGAGCATGAATTGAGAGCCACAGGAATGTCTGAGAGTGTTCCTGCAGAAGGTGGCTGGCTTGTGCAGAAGGAATTCAACCAAGAGTTGATGGACAAAAAACACCAGGAAGGAAAACTCAGATCAAAATGCGACATCCAGAAGGTCGGCCCTGGGAAGAATGGCTGGAAAGCCAATTTCGTCAAGGAATCATCCCGTGCTGCTGGTTCAAGATATGGTGGAATCAGATCTTACTATGAGAAGGAAGCTGGAACCATCTCTGCTACTAAGCTCAACGTCATGCCAATTGAAGTGCAGCTCCAAAAACTGACCGGACTGTTGTATACAACAGACGAGCAGCTTGAGGATACTGTTGCTCTCGATGGCTGGGTCAAGAGATCCTTCGGTAAAGAATTTGGTTTCAGGGAAGATGACAGTATTTTCAGAGGTAACGGTACTGGAATGCCTCTCGGAATTCTGGCAGCTCCTGCCCTGGTTACTGTTGATAAGGAAGTTGGCCAGGTTGCTGATACAATCGTATCAGACAACATTTTCAAGATGTACGCCAGAATGTGGCCAGGTTCCCTGGCTAATGCTGAGTGGTACATAAACCAAGATTGCTGGCCACAGCTGTTCAAACTTTCAGTGGCTGTCGGTACTGGTGGTGTTCCTGTATTTATGCCAGCTGGTGGAATTTCATCTGCTCCTTTCGGATCTCTCCTGGGCAGACCTGTATTCCCGATCGAGCAGAGTTCGACTGTGGGAACAGTTGGTGACATCTCTTTTGTCGATCTGAAAGAGTATCTGTTCATCGAAAAGACAACTGGAATCCAGTCCGACATGTCCATACATGTCCAGTTCGTTACTGCTGAGACTTGTTTCCGTTTCATAATCAGACATAACGGTCAGCCTTACTGGGAAGATCCGCTAACTCCTTACCAGGGATCGGATACCGTTAGCCCGTTTATCGTTCTCGCTTCCAGATGATCCCGAGCATCACAATAAAGGAGGAATGATCTAATGATGCACTTAAGCTCTTCTCACAAGATAGTCACTGCCCTGAAGCCCCAGGATATCACTGGAGGCACCTGGGCAACCGATGTGTTTAATCTCAGATACTACAAGCACATCACTTTCATCGTGGAACAGGGGGCCTGGGCCGGCGGATCTTCAACCATGACGGTTGAATTTTGCGATGATACCACTCCGACCACAGATACAGCGATGATTTTCACTTACAGACAGGCTGTAATGGATGGCACAACCGATACACTCGGGGCCAGGACTACGGTAGCTGCATCAGGTATCGCTCTTACTGTTGCAAACACCATGACGGTAATTGAAGTGGATGCAGACGAGGTATTGTCAGCAAGTTCCGAAGCCAATACTTACATCACACTCAAGGGTACTAGCCCAGGATCTAACGCAGACCTTCTGGGTGTTCTCGCTATACTTGGTGAGCCTCGTTATGGAGGAGATGTACCAGCGACCTGCATAACTTAGAATAATTGATCGAATGCCAAAAAGCCGGGGGCATTCCGTTCCCGGCTTTTTTCAAAAATGAAAGGAGAATCACGAAATGAACAGATACATACTCACGCTGCTTGTGGTCTTTCTTATGGTCACAGCAGGTTTCTCCGGAACTGAAGCAACTTACAACTGGCAGAATTCCGGAAACCTTGTTTTCTTCAAATCTGGATCTTATGAATCGACAATCATCGCTGCCCCTGTAGTTTACTATGATGACTTCCTGGGAGCTGATCTTGTTATTCCTGCAGAAGCTTCGGATGAATCCGGATGTGATTGGGTAAAGGTAATTACCGGATCTGGCCCACCAACTTTAGCATATGGTGCTGATGCCAGTAACGGGACTGTAATTTGTGCTTTGGAGGCAACAGGAGAAACCCAGGAAGCTTTCCTGTCGATGGATGATCAGCGCACATTCACGATCGGGCAGGGGTGTATTTTCGAGGCCCGGGTTCAGCTGACTGTATTGCCTTCAACATCAACAACTGAAGTTTATATTGGGGTTGGATCGAACTCGGCCAGTAACACTGGAGAGTGTGTCTATCGAGCCTGTTTCATGGCTGCAGGATCTGGACTGCTGTATGCAGAGACAGACGATAATGCCACGGAATATTCAGCAACAACGGGTACAACCGCAACAACCTCAAGCTGGCACACACTGAGAATTGACATGCAGTCAGTTGCAGGGATTCGGTTCTATATTGACGGTGTACAGGTGGCAGACTCAACAACCTTTGCATATGCAGCTACAGGTGCAAATCTCACGCTGCAGCCATTCTGTGGCGTATACAAGGAAGATGGGACAGGCTTGGCAACACTCACGATTGACTACATAAGAATCTGGCAAAACAGAACTGCCCAATAAAGGAGCATCATGAGAAATGTAGCGATATTAGGTAGCGCAAGTTCCAGCTCTCTCCAAGCACCAACTGAAAATGCACAGTGGGAGATCTGGGCTATGGGTTTGGAAAATCGCCGAGTGCATAGATATTTTGAGATGCATGAAAAAAACAGAATCCGTCCGGAATGTCGAGAAAAATTCAAAACAACTCTTGCAAAAGTATATATGAGGGATGTTCATGAAGATTTCCCTACCAGCGTTAAGTTCCCGATGGAAGAGGTTGTCAAAGATCTCGGCATAGATTACTTTGCATCTTCGATTGCTTATATGCTGGCTCTGGCCATTCATGAAAATGTAGAGCAAATAGGCATTTGGGGAGTGGATCTCATAAATGGCGATGAATACAAAGCTCAACGACCTAATCTTGAATATTTGATCGGGCTGGCGCAAGGGCGCGGATTGAAGGTTTATGTACCTGAAAGATCTGCGCTCCTTAAACTTCGGGCTCAGTATGGGACTCCTGAGGAAAAGCTCGATCCTGGTTTGCTGGCTATAAACCCGGCCATCTGTGAAGCGTGGATCAAGGATATCCAGGCTCAAAGGAAATCTTGTGCAGAACAAATGCTGAAGCTTCAGCATACAGGGATCTATCTTGAGGGCCGTGAAGAGCAAATGAAGTTAATGCATTCATACCTAATGAATTTCATCGAAAATAAAGGAATAATACCAGGAGGTTAATGGTGATCAATAGACTGATCTTGATATTTGCTGCTGTACTCGCACTGATGGTTGTTACTCAGAGCGCCTTTGCATCAGGATCGATTGTGCAGACAGACGAAACGATCGGAAACATCAGGGTGGTAATCCTGACTTGTACAGCAGACTCTTCAGCTGCTACATATCCGACCACAGAGATTACAGCATTCGAGGGACGATTGCTGAAAATAACAACAGCCCCAGGAGCAACAGGCCCGACAGACAATTATGATTTTGTGATCAACAATCAATACAGCACCGATGTTCTGGGAGGAAGGTGTGCCGATCGTGATACTGCAGATAGTGAAGAGGTTGAGCTTTGGGACAATGAGCCAACAGGACAGATCACGATTACCACCCTGGACGCACTCTCCATAATCATCAGTAATAACTCTGTGAATTCAGCAGTAGTAGTGATCCGATTATATTACGCAATGGGGTTTTGATATGAAATTCGCACTGATAACAGCACCTACACTTGAACCGATTACCCTGGCAGAAGCCAGGTCACATCTCCATTTGGATGATTCAGATGGGGAACCGGCTCCCACTGAACTGACTGCAGCTCTCGCAGGAGATGGAGTGGGAAATGTGGACGATGGGATTCATCGTTATAAAGTGACCTTTGTGACAGCTGATGGTGAGACTGAGGGTGGAACAGCTTCTGATGCTCTCACAGTTGCTGATAAAAGCACAAACGGCATTGTAGATCTCTCAGGGATTCAAGTAGGTGGTGCTGGTGTCACAGCCAGGAAGATATATCGGACTGTTGCTGGTGGATCTACTTACAAGCTCCTTGCTACGATTTCTGATAATGTGACAGTGATTTATGAGGATAATATCGCTGATGCTTCCCTGGGCGCTGATGCCCCGACAACAAATAATACTCTCGATCCTTACATCACAGGTTTGATCAAAGCTTCCAGGAAATATGCTGAGGCCTATACCCGCCGAGCTTTTATCACTCAGACCTGGGAACTTCTCCTGGATAGATTTCCGGGCTCAAGAAACAGAGGGATCGAGCTTCCGAAAGCAGCTGCACAGTCAATCACTTATATCAAATACACCGATACTTCAGGAACCCTGACAACTTGGTCAAGTGATGAATACACATTGTTTGAAACTGCTACACCTGGCTATATTAAACCGGCGTATGGTTATAACTGGCCGAGTGCAAGGAATGTGGATGGTGCGGTTGTCATTCGATTTGTTTGTGGATATGGAGCTGCTGCAAGCTCTGTTGATGCTGATGTTCTCCAAGCGATAAAGATTTTGATTGCTCACTGGTATGAAAATCGAGATCTGGTTAACCATTCGGGAATGCCTTCCAAAATTCCTCTTTCTGTGGATGCACTCCTGGATACACAAAGGGTGTTTAATTTCTGATGATAACTGGAAAATTAAAAGACAGAGTTGAATTCATTGCTTTAACTGGTGACGATGATGGCCAGGGTGGTTTAGAAAATGTCGCTTGGACAATCTCGAAAGTAAAGTGGTGTGAATTCAAACCTCTCCGGAGCATCGAAGTAGCGAATGCAGGACAAACGGAAAATCCGATTGTTGCGACTGTAAGAACACGGTATACCACCGACCTAGATGAGGAAATGAGGATCAGATACAAAGGCCTGATTTATGAGATCGTTTCGATGTTGAATGTCAACAACAAAAATGAGGAGCTACTTTTTGAAGTGAAGCGGTTCCTGATTGATGAGGATGAGTATGGCGAGAACGAATGACTTTGTTTCTCTTGAGCTTGAGGGTGCTGAACATCTTATCAGGGAACTGAACAAGACTGATGATAATGTCAGCAGGAAGGGCACGAAGAAAGCCACTTCAGCAGCTGCAAGGGTACTAAAGAAAAACCTCAAAGCTATATTGAGAAAAAGTAAGTCTCCTGCTGCCCCTGGGGAGCCTCCTGGCCGAGTCAAAAAAAACCTTATTAATTCTGTTGATTTTAGACAGGTGAAAACCAGAAATAAAAGGATGGCTCTTGCGATCGTGGGGCATAGAAGAGATAGAGGGGCCGGAGCTTCTGGTCGACATGCTCACCTTCTTGAATTCGGACACTTGACTGTCAGTGGAAGCTTTGTTCAACCTCGCCCTTACTTCAAAAAAACCTTCATCAGATCTGCAACTAGAATGCATGCAGTGATCAAAAAAACATTAACGGAGCATTTATATGCCTAGAAGAATGGGACTCACTGAAACTCAGACTGCAATGAAAACTTTGCTGGAAAATGGTCTTTCATATGTTGTCCTTGATTATGTTCCTGAAAAGAGAAAATATCCTTTCATCGTAATCGGAGAAGATGAAAGTAATGAAAGTTACCTGCAGGATAAAACCAATGATGCCAGGACGATGAATTGTGAGATTACTATCTGGTCAAAAAAGCATGGATATAAAGAGGTGAACGAAATCTCCCAGGAGATCTTGGCATTGATTCCCAATATATCGATCTCGAATTTTGCTGTGATTGATTATTCATATAGTTCACGGAAAATAAAATCAGCTAAAGTCAGAAGGCTGATTATGGATATAGATTTTGATTTGGATCAAATAAGTTAGGAGGAAAATATCATGGCTAAGGAAAAAGCTGTCAGTTTCTTACTTTATGTGGGTGCTGTTCCCACCGCAATGGGATCGGAGACAAATACCACTCTGTCTTTCGCTCATACTCCCATTGATGTTACAGACAAAGGATCGAGCGAATGGGAAGAGAATCTGAGTGGCCTGAAGAGTTGGACTCTAGAAAACACCGGATTCTATATAACTTCCGATACTGCCTATGGAGAAATCGAAGCAGCAGCCCTGGCAGGAAACTCCCTGGCAATCAAACTCAGGGATACCAACAACAACGATCAGTGGACAGGCACTTGCTACATCACGGCGCTTTCTTTGACGGCAGCTAATCCCGAGGCTGTACAGCAGGCTATTTCTTTCAAGGGAACAGGAGCATTAGTTCCGTCCACATACTAAAAAAGATAAGATTCAGGAGGCATCCATGACAAGGAACATCAACGGAAAAGAAATCGAACTGAAACTCGGAGTAAGGGCGCTGGAAGAAATCGAGTCCAGGCTTGGTTGTGATTTACAGGGAATCTTTAAGAAAATAAGCGAACCCAAAACATCTGAATTGAAGTTGGTTTTTTGGGCATCACTCCTCTACAAAAACAGGGATATCACCCTGGATGACTCTCTTGAGTTGGCAGAAGGGGTCGGAACAATTGAAGATCTGCAACAATTGATCAATGATTTGATCAAGGAAGCTTGGCCAAAGACTGCCTATGAGATGGAACAGGAAGAAGAGGAGGACGAAGATCCTGGAAAAAAGTCCCAGATTGGGAACGATGCACAGTAGAAAAATTCAAGGAGGAGGCCTATTCAATCGGCCTCCTTCCCGATAATCTCTGGGAGATCACTCCAGCTGAACTGTTTTTGATTCTGAATGCGAGAAGGAAAAGAGATGGAAACCTTGAAATTGAAGGAGCCTGGTGGACGGATTACTTCAGACGGCTCCAAAACCCGCCGAAACTCTCACACTACCTTATCAAAGATCCAGTTGAGATCGATCCCGAGACAGCTGCTGAAGATAGAAAAAAAGTAGAGGAGGTCTGGAACCTTGGCTAAATCAATTGGAACCCTAAACGCTAAACTTGGTCTGAAATCTCAGGCCTTCCATTTTGGAATGAAGAACGCCACCAGGAGTATTAAGCGGTTTGGCAGAGATGTTAAGAAGATTGGGCGTTTGATTCGTGTAGGAATAATCGGACCTTTGGTTGCCCTGGGCGGTGTGACTTCTTTGGGATTGTTGATTAAACAATCAATGCAGCTTGCAGATGAAACAGGAAAGTATGCTGACCGTCTTGGAATCGGGGTTAAGGAATTGACCGGTCTTGGATTTGCAGCAAAGCTGACCGGAACAAACACCCAGGTTATGAACCGTGCTCTTGAGAAGATGATCATTAATCTAGGTCGGGCTTCTGCAGATGGAGGCGAACTTGAAAAAAAACTCCAAAGAATTGGTCTGGATATTGAGAAGCTTAAGCGGATGCAAGCGGGTGCTCAGTTTATTGCGATAGCTGATGCAATGTCTAAAATGAGTTCAAAAATTGAAAGGGCTGCCATTGCATCGGAGATCTTCGGTAGATCCGGAGCCCGAATGCTTAACCTTCTTGAAGGATCTAAAGGAAGTATAAAAGACTTGATCAAGGAAGCGGATCTACTGGGCATTACTCTTTCTCGTATGGAAATCAAACAGATCGAAAATGCCAATGATATGATTGAAAGAATGAAACTGCTTTTGACAGCTGTTGGGTTGCAGCTCTCCAGAATAGTTGCTCCTTGGATATCAGAATTAGGAGAACGCCTCATAGCAGCAGCAAATGACGGGGACACTTTTAAAAATAAGATATCAAAAGCACTTGAAGCAGCAATAACAAGAGGTGCCTTATTTTTGGAAATATTGGCCAACATAGGAGCTGGTTTTAAAATATCCGGAATAGGTCTGGCAATTGATTTTGCAAAGATAGAAGTTTGGTACAGGAAATTTGACACTTTTGTTTTTGATATAAGTGCGAAATTTCATGGATTTGGTTTAAAAGTTATTGATACTTTCAGAGAAATAGCTACGGAGATACCTAGATTACTTGGGCTTGGTGCTGATATTGCAATTGCCAAAATCTCAGAAAAATTCTCGATGTTATTAAGCAAATCACCTAAATCTATTTTGGATAAATTAGGATTGACAGAGCTTGGTTTTTTAGATGTTGCTGTTAAATTAAGAAAAGAACAAGCTGCATTAAACAAAGAACTTGATGCAACTGTTTCCGGAATAACAGGCATTTGGTCTGTTGGCAATATCGCTTATGCTGGTTTGACAAAACGAAGTGACGAAATGGGAGCCAGTTTAAAGTTAGCCGAAGATACATTAAAAGAATTAGAAAATATGCTGAGTGAGGCGATGCCTGACAGATGGTTTAAAGATGGTAACGGATTCGCTGATAAGATGCTTGCCTGGATGAATAAGATCACAAAGAAATGGGAGGATCTGGCAAGAAAACAAGCGGCTGCTTTGGAACCTAAACCATTCACACCAGGGGGAACAAGTCTCTCTAAGAAATTTGAAGAAGAAATGAAAAAAATGCAGAAATGGTTGGATAGATTTGAAAAGCAGATGACAAGAACTTTTACAAACCTGGCAATGAAGGGTGAACTGACTTTTAAGTCTATCGGGGCAGCCTTCAGAGATATGATTCTGCAGATGATTTTAACAAAAGCATTCTCAGGAATTTCCTCCGGAATAATGGATTTTATAAGTCCTGTTCTTAAACCTTTCTACCCTGGTGATATTTCTGGAAGTGTTTCAAAACCTCGATCAGGGGTCAGTAACACTTACCCTGTTCCGTCCGGAGGCGGTGGAGGAGTTGTTATTCACCAGAATAATAATTTTGCGGAGAATGTTCCGGCATTAGCTAGGCAAGAGATCCTGGCTGCAGCCCCAATGATAAAATCCTCAGCTGTAGATGCCGTGAATGACGCAAGCAGAAGGAGGGGTTACTGATGGCACCTTATTCTTATCCGCTCACTGTTCCTGCTGATCCACAACCCAGAAATTGTGAAATAGGACTTAAGAGGGCAGAGGCTATATCCATAAGCCCTTTCAATTTCAATAAACAAATCCACGAGCACAGTGGAACCCAGTGGATGTTTTCTGTGCAGTATCCAATGATGACTCATGCGAACGGAAAAGCCTGGGCAGCCTTTTTGCTTGAATTGAAAGGTATGGTCGGGACTTTTTATTTTTCAAACCCGGATGGTAATTTGGGGACTCCTGCAGGATCTCCACTCGTGAATGCCTTTGCTGGCGATAAACTCTCTGTGACAACCACAGGATGGGATAATGATGCAGTTGATGTATTAAAGGCAGGAGACTTCATATCCTTCTCAAATTATGAATACAAAATGGTAATGGAGGATGTGACTGCAGATGCAGGAGGAGAAGCAACCATTTACTTTCAGCCTGTTATGAGAACAACTGTGGCAAATGGGACAGCGATCGCCACAGCTGCTTCAAAAGGGATCTTCAGGTTGGCCTCCCCTAATGTCAGATTCACTTCCAATCAATTCAAATATCATGAAATCACCCTGGTGATGGAAGAGGATATATAATGTCCGATCGCTTGACTGGAGCAATGGTCACAGCTTTATCAACTGGAATAATCCGGGATGAATATCTGGTAGAGCTTGCCTATGATGAACCTGATCGTTTCTGGACCGGTCCACGAGATCTCGTCTGGAACGGCAGCACCTGGAATACGACATCGAGGCCGGAGAGTTTTGCTAATATTGAAGAATCGCTCGAACTCAGAGCTATCAATACACAGCTTGCCTTTACTGGAATCCCCGGGGCATATATTTCCCTGGCACTCTCTGAAAACTACAGGGGTAAAATAGGAACAATTTACCTGGCGTGTTTTAACAGCACAGATCCTACCGTTCCCCTGGCAGATCCAATCGAGATATATAGTGGGTACATCGACACACAGACAATCAAAGATACCGGAGACACAGCATCTATTATCGTAAGTATGGAATCGCTCATGGCAGACTTTGAAAGGCTTAGATTATCCAGGTACACACATGAAGATCAGCAGATTGATCATTCCGGAGATCTCGGGCTTGAATATGTGGCAGCACTAGCGAACAAAGAAATAACACTGGGGAAATAATATGGGTTGGTGGAGTGATATTAGAGCAACTGTAGTGGCTGTCGCGATAGGGGTCGCAACCGGAGGAATCAGCGCACTTGTTGTGTCGGGAAGCTATATTATGGGCTCCTGGGGTGTTGGACTTTTGACAATAGCCTCGGTAGCTTATACAACCAGGCAAGCAAATAAAGCAAAAGAATCAGCCAGGCTTGCTGCCCTGGATCGCGCTCGTGCAGCCTTCGGAAAATCCATCATGATCAAAGATCCAATTGCTCCCAGGCAGATTGTATATGGAAAGGATGTTAAGATCTCAGGGAACATCGTCTTTGCAGAGTCCCCTGAGGCATCAAAGAATGATTTTTATATAATCATCTGCTTGGCAGATCATGAACTTCATTATGCTCCAGACACAATCTATCTTAATGAAGATAAGATAACAACTTGGACTCAAACAGGCCGTTGGAAAACTCCGACTTCAGGAGTATATAAAGATAACTTTCATGTTATATGGACTGAAATAGGAGTTACTGCAAATGCAGCTCTTCTTGAAGAAATTCCTGACAAGTGGACAGCAGACCATAAATTAACGGGGATTGCCTATCTTGTAATAAAAATCATCTGGAATAAAGATGTCTATTCAAACGGACTCCCAAATATATCAACCAGGGTGAATGGAAAAACATGTTATGATCCTCGGACATCCTCCACGGTCTTAACAGAAAATCCAGCTCTTATTCTCCTGGATTATCTCAGGGACTCTGATTATGGAATGGGATTTGCCGATGCAAATATAGACACATCAGCAACTGAATGGAGAGCTGAAGCTGATACCTGTGATGAGGATGTAGACGGTGAGGATCGTTATCAGTTCCATGGTGTATTTACCAGGGATATGAAACCAGCTGACATCATTCATGGAATATTGGATACATGTGCCGGGGCTATGTTCTATGCTGCTGGTAAATATCGGCTCAGGGTTGGAAAATACAGAAGCCCGACTGTTACCCTTGACGAATCAGATCTCCGGGGGCCGGTTGAAGCAACCACAAAGAGATCCTGGCGCGATGTAATGAATCAGGTGCAAGGCCTCTTCCTCGATCCGGATGAAGATGTTCCGGCAAACTACCCTGTAGTGAAATCAGCGACTTACATTTCAGCTGATGGAGCCATGCTTCCTTTTAAGCTTGATCAGCCTCATGTGAAACAGCCAGGCCAGGCCCAAAGGGTAGCCAATATCACAATGGAAAGAAACCGCAGGGAGATCACTGCCATAATAGAAGCAGGGCCAACTGCTTTACGGCTCTTTCCAGGAGACACCTTTTATTTTTCATATTCCAGGTATGGATGGAGTTCCAAAATATTCGAGATACAGAGCATGGGATTTGAAATGAGGAATGGTGCAATCATTGTCCCAATGCTCATCAATGAAATGGATTCCGATGTTTATGGAGATCCGGAGGAATCCGCTTATGATCCAAGTTCATCAACAAATCTTCCGAGTGCCTATGATATTGAAGATCCTACAAATTTGGTGGTTACTGAGGAGCTGGTTCCCTTTGGTGATGTAGTAGGCAACAAAGTGACTCTCACCTGGGATGCTGCTGACACTCATTTTGTCAGACACTATCCTGTTTCATTCAAAAAAGCTGGTGATGCAAATTATATATTTTTAACGAATGCCAAAGAACTCCGGGCCGAGATCCGGCTTGATGTAAACGAAGCCACTCTTTATGATTTTAAAGTTCAAACTGAAAATATGCTTGGCACAGTTTCAACCGGAATAACTTCCCAGGATAACATTGAAGGAAAAACTCTTCCTCCTTCAGATGTTGGTAGTGTATCTGCAGTTGTCCAGGGAGAAAAGATCCGGATAGATTTAACAAAGGTTTCAGATCTTGATGTCAAAGTCTATGAAGTTCAATACAATAAAACTGCTGCTGCTTGGGATGCTGCAGGAAATGTTATTTTCAGAATTGCAGATTCTGACACTGCATTAATAGATGGGCTTTCAGAAGGTACTTGGAAGTTTATGGCAAAAGCTCTGGATACAACAGGCCATTATTCAGATAATGAAACATCGACAAATCTAATAATCCTCGATCCTCTCACTCCAACCAATCAAAATTCTAAGACCATCCACAATGAAGCCTGGATTAATTGGTATGATTCTCAGACTACTTTCCCGATTGATTATTATGAAGTCAGGAAAGGCGCAACATACGCAAGCTCAGTGGAGATAGGAAAAGCAAAAAAGACTTTCACAGTTGTTTCTGAAGATGTAAAGGGTACATACACTTATTGGGTTACAGCTTACGATACCGCAGGAAATTCAAGCGGAAACATGCAGCTAGTTTTAACCGTGACTTCTCCTCCTGATTATCTCTTGCTGAAAGAATGGTTTGATAATTGGACAGGAGCAAAAACAAATTGTGCTTATGAGAAATTTACAAGATCTCAAAGATTAACAGCTCTGATAGACACATCCGAAACTTTCATTGACCATTTTGCTAACTTAGGATTTGATACAGTCGAAGAGGTCAAAGCCGCTGGCTTGGAATTTTATCCTGAAGAAACCCCAGAAACAGGGAGCTATGTCAGTGATTACATAAATGATTCCAGTTATGATTATGGCTCAGTAATTACCGGGGGAGCAAAGATCATCGTATCACCATCTAAAGTTGAAGTTGCCGGGACGGTCACAACAGTTATTACTATCAGTCATAAGGAAAACCCCGGGGACGGATGGACAGATGCAGCAGCAGGGCCATCAGCTGATATTACAGATGATTTCAGATATTTAAAAATTTCAATGGCTTTTACAGGAATAGGAACAAAGAATATTGCATACTTTACTGGCATTAAAGTCCAAATACAAAGGCAGTGGAGAGATGATCACGGAGTTATTGTGGTTGCTGGAAATCCGACACCGGTAACATTTACAACTCCTTTTTCTGGTATTCCTAAAGTGATTTTAACTTATGAAGGTGGGGACAATTATCATGCAACACACGACACCATAACAGCATCGGGATTCAATGCAAACTTACATGACGCAAGATCTGGTGTTCCAAGAGTTGGGCCTGTGCACTGGTATGCAAAAGGAATTAAATAACGGAGGATATGATGAGACTTTTAATTTTGTTTTTCTTTGTAATTTGTTTGGATTTCACTTGTTATGCTTATCAAGACACAGCTAATTATGATGAGCCTAATGATACAACCAAGTTTGCAACATGGTCAGTGAGAATTAGAGATGTTAACGAACATCTTGCAAGAATGGATATAACTGATTCGGTTAATAATCAGCATACCGGCGAAATGTCTTTTGATAAAACGAATAGACTTTTGAAACAATGGAATGGTTCAAGTTGGGTTGATTTCACTCTAAATTTTACCGGATCGGTTGGGATTGGGACAGTAGCTCCAACGTATAAACTGCACCTGCACGAACCAACGGCAGCAACAGCTGTATATTATCAAATAACTAACAACGCAACAGGGCCATTAGGTACAGACGGGACACAAATGGGACTAAACGCAACCGGAGATTTCAGCATTTGGAATGTAGAAGCAACAGAACTTAGATTATATACCAGCAATGCACAAAGACTAACGATTCAAGCGGATGGTGATGTTGGTATAGGCACAACAACACCCGATGCTACTTTTGAAGTTGAGGGTGAGGTCCAATTTGATGCAGGTTTATTCATATTCAACGAGGACTCAGGCGATTATGATTTCAGGGTTGAAGGAAATGGTAACACTCACTTGATTTTCGGTGATGCTGGTAGTGATCGAGTTGGAATTAAAACTTCTGGTCCAGAAGGGACTCTGCACTCTATGACGGCAACCGCCGGAACGGTTACCGCTCATGCAGATGCAGATGATATGATAATTGAGAACAGCGGTAATGGTGGCCTTAGTATGCTTGTTCCTGATGCAAATAACAGCAATTTGTTTTTTGGTTCACCAACTGATAATGCTGGTGCGAAAGCACAGTGGAATTATGATCTTGCTTTGATGACCATTGGGACTCTGTTGTCTAGTGGAGAACTGCAATTAGTTAGTGCAGACGGTTCAAATGCAATGCGGATAGATTCAAGCGGTAATGTTGGGATAGGAACAACAAATCCAACTTGTGAGATTCATTATAAAAGCACAGAAGTTAGTGGATTGCTGGTTGATCCCTCAACAAAACTATTGCTGGAAGATTCTTCTGAAGATGTTGATATAGTACTAGCAACAGATTCAGCTGGACAAAGTAAGATTATTTTTGAAGATGGAGCAAATACAGAACCAGGGTCATTTATTTATAATCATTCAAATAACTCTTTAACATTAAGGGTTGACGAAACGAATGTAATGACAATTGATCAGTTTTCACAAGTTGTTATAAATGACGGAAGCACACTCAAAGAGCTTGATGTTAATGGGACGATTGAATGTAATGGACTTTTAATTGCTGCACTTGATGACGAATCTCAAACTCCTCTTGAATGGGATGGATCGAAAGTGGTTCAGGATACATCGGCCCTGAAATATAAGAAAGATATCGTCAACATTCACTCCGAAATCAACACGGAAAATATTTATAATTTGCAGGGTGTTGTGTATACCAGGAAAAGCAGCAAGACGGGTGCAAGAGAAATCGGAATCGTTGCCGACCATGCTTTTGAGATTATTCCCGAGCTTGTGGTTGTTCAAAAGGGAGAGATTGAAAGCTTCCGATATAGCAGACTTTCCGTACTCATGCTTGAGGAAATGAAAGTGCTCAAGAAGGAAAATATTCAGCTGAGAAAAGGCTTGGCAGCACTCATCCGGAAAGTGGAGAAACTGGAGGACAAATGATCTATATCGGATATTACAAAGGTACATCTTTATTTGAGCGGATAATAAGAATGTTTCGCCATTCCAGTTATACCCATGCTTGCATTATCTCCGGAGAGGAAAAAATCGAGGCAGTAAAAAAAGGACTCCGGAAAACATCAAAAATGAATCATCCGAGAAAATGGGTGCTTGAAATATATCAGGTAAAAGGACTCACTGAGGAACAGGCCAACAGGATCTGGGAAGATGCGGAAAAGGATTGTGAGAATAACCATGGCTATGATTTCCCAGGAGTAATAAGATTCAGGATTCCATTCATTCGACACAGCAGAAGGCGGTATTTTTGCTCTGAGCATGTAGAAGATAAGTTCCGGAAAGAGGGATATATTTTAACACCTGGAAAGAGGCCTTGTGATGTTGCTCCTGACATGCAACAGAAATCCAGTTACCTGTTGTTGAAAGAAACGGTGTTTAATAAGTAGAGGGAGGAGATTATGACAGATAAAATCAGCCCAGGGACGCTCCTGACAGCTGTGATTAGCACCTTAGTGATCACAGCGATTTCTTTTATTATCAACATGTCAGAAACTTATGTGCCAAGGAGAGAGTACGATAAAGACAGGAATAGTTTGAGTAAAAGGGTGGAAGATTTACAGGAACAAAATTCAAAAAGCTTTAAGGAGATTAAAACAGATACCAAATCCGGATTTAAGGAAGTACAGAGAATGATCCGAGAGATTGGAAAATAAGTAAAGGAGGAGCAAAATGGGGGCGTTTAAAAGTATGAAGGAATGGTTAGTAAGCATCAAAAAAGCCTTCTTTCAGATCAATGACAAGTTTGCAGACGAAGAGGGTGAGATTGTGTATCAGGAAGTAAAAGAAAGGCGATGGGGAGATTTGAATCTTACATTGAAACGACAAAGAAAAAGAGGCGCTGCAGTCATGGGCTCACTCTATACCGAGAACCGATTTCTATGTTTTACCCTGGAAGATGAAATCAGAGAGAAAAAAATACCTGGCGTAACCGCGATCCCGGAGGGGAAATATGAAGTGAAATATACATATTCTCCTAAGTTCAAACGAAAACTTCCTATTCTCTTGGATGTAGTTGGTTTCACAGTCATACGCATTCATTCTGGAAATCGTGCTTCCGATTCTTCCGGCTGTATTTTAGTGGGAAATGCCATGCATCACGATACAATTTATGATAGCAAAAACGCTTTAATAGATGTGATCCAGGTGATCACTAATGCTCTTGGAAACAATCGCCGAGTTTACCTGGCGATCAAAAATGATTTTAATAAATTAACCTGAGGAGGTAAGGATGCGCTTTATTCTAATTGGAGTCTTACTGTTTGCGGTGCTGGGGTTCGCTTATGATAGAAACAAATGGAATGATCCAATAACAGACGAAAATAAGTACAACACTTTTGAGTTCATTGATATCGGTACACTCAGAAGTGTAGAAGTAAGCGGGGTCAGTGACAACGACATCCTGACTTATGATGCAGCAACAGAAACATGGACAGCAGAGGCTGCAGTTAGTGCAATAACGGATACGATTGAAATTGTGGGAATAAGTGCAGAGGCTGCAGACGGAATATTGAGAACTTTAGGCGGTGCTGATTTCAACAGAGCCGGGGAAGATTTTGATTTTAAATTCAGATCAAACACAGTCGAAAACGCCCTATTCATTGACGGTGCAACGGGTAAAATAGGGGTGGGAACTTCCTTAATATCTGCTGAAATAACAATATCAAAAGAGGTGTCAGACGGGGGAGTTGGTATTCTCATACAAAACTCATATTCGTTTGAGGGCTCAAAAAACGAATATGTTTATATTGATATGAGGCATAAAAACGAGAATGACGTTGTTGCAAATTGCGTTAGAATTGACGGTGGGAAAGATGAGGATTACAATGGCAACGCACTTGAGCAAGACGGTATGTTTGTGGTTAATGTCGCTCAAGATGGGGCATTAATCCCAATGCTTGAAATTGGGACCACAAACGGCAACGAGAGGTTTGAAGTTGATGACTGCAATTTTACTTTCAACCAAGACGGTGGCGATTTTGATTTCAAGATTGAATCTGATGGAATAGCAAATATGTTTGTTGTTGATGGTACGCTTCAGGCCGTAGGAATTGGAACTGATGCACCGAAAGAAACTCTTGAGGTTATAGGTACTGTTTCTGCAGAGGCTTTTGTAATTGCCGGGGTAGCGGTAGGAGCAGCTTCTGGAACAATTTCAATCAGTGCAATAAGTGCAGAGGCTACGACCGTCAGGATCGAGGATAAACTTGTGGTTGGGCATAATAAAACACCTTTGGGAGTTATCCATTTACAAGAAAACTCAAGCGGTGCGGCTCTATTGTGGATTTCCAACAACGATACAACCCATAATGCCGGCTCTGGTGCATATTTGGGATTCAATAGTTCAGAACAACTTGTATTGAAAAATGAAGAGCCCAGTGACACCAAGTTTGTTATCGGAGCAAACACCCCATTCTTGATGGATTCAGGTGGCAATGTTGGAATCGGAACGGCTATTCCAGATCCTCCGGCGTACAACCTACACTTAGCAGGTGGTGGAACAGGTGTCTTTGTGATGGGCATTACAAACGCAACCACAGGGCATGGTAATAATGACGGAGGTAGACTCGGTTTAAAGGCTGATGAAACCATTGAGTTTTTGAACCAGGAAGCAACCAGCCTTGAGATTGGTACAAACAACACTGTTTGTCTGACATTCGGCACTGACACTGCTGCTGAGTTTGTCGCAACAGTGGAAGCAACAGCGTTTACGATTGGCGGCACTCCGGTAGGCACTTACGCTTACATCAAAATCACAGACACTAAAGCTTATGCAAGTCCTGATTCTGGCGACTTTAATTCTGGTGCATGGCAGTCCAGGGAAATCAATACAGAAGATTACGACTCAGGTAACAACTGCACAATCAACGCAACCAACAACTCATATTTTACGCTTGAGGCTGGAACATACATCGTATCTGCAAAGCTTCCTGCACTTAAAGTCAATGGTCATGTTGGAGCTTTATATAACCTTACGGCCAGCGACACTATCGAGTATGGAACACCAGGGTATTCGCAAGCAGCAGACATTATTCAAGATTGGACTTTTATAAACGGCAGGTTTACGATTGGGGTAGCTTCAAGCTTAGAGTTTAGGCATAGATGTGTTGCAACAAAAGCCGCTAATGGATTTGGAAACAAAGCAGGAATACCGAGCGTGGATGAAAAATATACAACTGCTGAATTTTGGAAGGAATAGGAGGGTTTATGAAATACATAATTTTTATATTAATAATTGGGCTTTTAACGGCAGGATATACAGACAACACTAAAGCCAGAAGGAAGTTCCTCAGAACATACGATTCGATTGAATGTAAGATCGGCGAGGTCACAAGCACAAACCACAAACAGAGCATTACTAATGTTGGGTCATTGAAAGCGAAACTTGCGGGCATACAAGTAAAACAGTGGGTTGAAGTTGGCACAGGCATAACAAGGTATGGGTTTGACGAAAATGAGCTTATGAACGAGATACCAGAAGTAGTTCAGATACTTCCTGCAACAACAAAAGAAGTACATGGTGTGATTGTTGAGGACTTACCAGAGCAGAAAGTCATACTATATAAGGTTTTGCTTGCAATAATATTCAAGGCACTGCAAGAGAATTTGTAAAATAAGGGGTAATCATGGGAACCAATATCTACGAAGCTTATGAGATCAGTGCAGCGAAAAGAGATAACGGTGTAGCTGCAGTTATCAGGGGTATGAACTTCACAATAGCCTCAATAACAACCCCGAATTATGCAACAGAGTTAGCTGCAGCTCACGGTGCTTGCGGTGATAATTGTAAAAAATGTCCCAATAATACAGGCTGTGAAACGACAGCATTAAGTAAGTCTGTATTGCTTGGTTGGGCTGATATTGATGATGAGGGGGACGATCCTTTAGCTTACTCTGCAGCCAATGCTAAAATAGTGCTCGATGCAATTCCGGAGTTCAAGATGCAAGTATTTGAATTCGCAAACGATTTAAGTAATTTCGTATAACACCATAAGTGGTGAAAAATAAAGGAGGCATGTATGTTTGGAAAACTTTTAAGCCGGATTGGGATCAAGGCTGAATACTTCGCGTATTTGAAGTTTATCCCAAATCTCCCGAAATTTCTGAAGACAACAGGAACGGTCCTGGGAACGATCAAGACCGTAAAAAGGGTTGCAGGAAAATACTTCATTGATGGATTCATGCTCTGCAGACAAGGGCTCGATGAGGCAGAGAAAGCTGCTGCTAAAATCGACCTTGATGGTGATGGAAACTACGAGAATGATTGGGATGACTGGGCCTATGGTTTCCTTGGAGATCTCTGCGATGGCATCCTTGAGTTCTTCCATGCTGATGACGATTACGAGAAGTACAAGGCAATGAATGAGGCTGTTAATATTACTCCGAAATAAAACGGATGTCTCATATGCTCCTTTATTAAAGCCCTGGTAAAACCCCGGGGCTTTTTTTTGTCTCTCCTGGAGAAAATAAAAAACTTGGCGCAGCTTTGGTTTTGGAAAAAAAAACTTGGCGTATTCCTGGTTTCTGAGAAAAAAAACTTGGCGCAATATCACTTCCTGGAAAATGGAATGAACAAAAAAGGCCCGGACATTCACCCGGGCCTTGGCTTTTCCTCCTCAGGAATCACTTCTTTTTCAGTATCTCCTTAAGGGCCTTTGCATCACTCGGAGTGAGAATATATTTGTCCCGGCCATCAACCAAGATGATAGGAGATATCCCAGCTTTCACGCAAGCAGCCATTAACTGCTGACTGTTGAAACCTTTGAAATGTCCGAACGAATAGAGCTTTTTCATGGTGTTTTTTTCTCCTTTAAAAATGATTTTGCATATTCTGCTAATTGCTGTTGAGCCCACTTTTTGCAATCTTCTTCTGTTGCATCACGCTCTTTGAAATAATGAATAGTTGGAATATAGAACTTGCAAACATATACTCCGTGCCTGTTAAATATTTCTGCTACAACTCTTCCATTTATATATCCAACATGAACATACTTGAATTTCCATTCAATCTCTTTGATAATTGTTTCACCTACTTTTACATAACCCATGATTCAAATTCCTCCTTCAGATAGTAGAGTTTGATACCGTCTCTGTTTTCTCTGTCTGTATATTTCCTGTAAAGCTGCCGGGCGTAGTCTACAGAAATACCCAACCGAATTGCAGCCATTTCAGGACAAACAAGCCCTTTAGAAGTCCTCAATATTTCAATCAATCTTTCATATTTCTTCATAGGCAAACCCCTGTAAACCAGGACTGGAATGTTTCCCACAACCAGAATATAAGCAAAGCCATTCCAATAATGCCTAGAATGAAGATTTCAACAACATCAAGCAATCTATCCATTTTATTCCTCCTCAGCGTATTCTGAGATTTCTTCCCAAATTCCTGCTAAGCCAATTATGAATATAAAGCTCAGTAACATAATTCACCATCCCACCGCATGTCATCAATCAAGCAATCCACATATTCAGCAATTTTACTTGGCAATACTGGGAGTTTACTATTGTCAATCCTGCAACATATGAATTCAACAGCCTCAGGAGTCAATCTTTTTGATTCCAAGTAAATAACAGCCTGATTCAGGTTTCTCCTTTCTGATTTGTCTTTAAGTTCTTTCCATGTTTTCATGATTCTATTGCCTCCTGATTGATTCTAATTATTAAGTTGTCATTGAATTTAATAGCCTTGCCTTTTTCGGCATAAAAGATCTTTGTTGCAGTAATATGGTCGAGTCTATCCCTGAGAAGTTTGTTATTAATGAATATGCTCCATTCAGGCCATATGTGGCCAAAACTCTTGGAAGGGGTATATCTGATTCTGACAACCTTTTTCTCAGCCTCATAGTTAATTGCCTTTTTGTAATCAACAACTTCAACACTTTTCATGATTTTTCTTCCTCCTCAATGTGAAGATAAACTTTGTTATCAGACGCTTGTTTGTATATCCGATCAATCTGATATTGCTCATAGCAATCACCAAATTCACAATGACATACAATGTCAGCCTCTGGTATTTCTAATTCATTGAGCCTTTCAATCAGTTCTTTTACTTTCATGCCGTCACCTCGTCCTTGTATTTTTTGATAGTATCGATACTGGGATATTCGTTGCCTACATACTGTTCGATCCCTGAGTCAGTCTGTAGATAATAATCGTTGTAATCACGTTGTACATAGATGCCGTAATAATCCGTTTTGTGCGCGCTGGTCATACCGTCACCTCTTTAGGGCACCATGTTGCGCGGTCTGGGTTGTTCTCACCAAGCCACAAATCATCTCTTTGATAAGTGGTTCTAAATTGCTCTGTTGTCTGCTGCTGTGGTACTGGTTGGTTATAACTCCTGGTTCTACCATGACAAATCATGAGTGGATACAACATTAATAACCTCCTTGGCCGTCAACAAACGCATTAATAAAGAGCTGTACTGAGAAGAGAGTACCCACAGCCATCACTGCAGCCTGGCCTAATAATGAGAGTTCTATCATGGTATTCCTCCTGTTCGGGCGGTGCCCGGTTTATATTCACCTATATTCATTATATCGACAACATCAAGGTATTACAATAGATTTATCATGGTAATGATAATTGAACCACCATCCACAGCTAAACAGTAAGATATAAAAGCTTTTATTCCTGAGTGATACCCTTGGACATTAAACATAAACTTCCAAGTATTTTACTATTATATTTTCCTATCGTTTCACTTGGGAACAATTCGAATTATTCCGGAGTGAATGACTAGGAAATATATCCGAGCAATCAACTCGGCAACGGTCTGTTTTATTCCAAGTCCTGAACTCGGATATCTATCCTATCAATTGACTAGGCATTTCCGTACGATTCTCCTACTCCTGAACTAGGGAAACTATCCTATCGGATTGCTGGGAAAAGCCTGTTTCTGGGGCTTTTGGGAATCTCAGAGGCTGAAGCCCTTGAAAACAGAGGGGTGCAGGGATTCAGGCCCGGGGGGGTCGCAATCTCTAACAAAAGAGGAGCCTAGACAGATCGGAAGAGCACACGTCCTG